GAAAACTAAACTTGTCGAACAACAATTAAGGGATGCTGGTTCTGTTTTAAAAGAAGAGCAAAAAGCCCTTACTGCTTTAAAAAGAAGTGAAACAGCTGATGTAACTTTACCGTTAAAAGAAAAGCTAAGCGCTTTGAACTCTGGTAAAGCAGAAGAAATAGCCGCTAAAGCTACTAGTGAAACTCGAAAGATGATGGACGCTAGAGAGTTAAACTTTAGAACTGAAGCCTTTATGAATTCTTTTCCAGAAGGTGCTGTACCTAGAGACATCGAACGTGTACTTAGTAAAGAAAACATTGGGGAACGTATAAGCGCCTTGGACGAACTCTGGCGTGTAAAAGGCTACTCAATGATTAACAAAAAGAAGTTTAGGTTTAAGTCAGGAGAGCTACAAAAGAATTTAGAACAGGCTTTAGTTAAAGACCCTTATTTTGTAGCCAACACTGTAGATGTTCCTTCTGTAATGAAGGTCTTTGACAATGCTGTTGAAACTACTAACTTTTTTAAAGATCCAAGCGGTCGTGTTGAAGGCTCATTAGTTTCTTCTCTTCGAAGCAAAATAGGGACACTAGCTAGTGCTACCGTTGATCCACAAAACCGTAGAGCTTTGTACACTCTTCAGGACGAAATAGATAAAATAATGAAGAGTCAGCTTACGGCAGGCCAGAAAGAAGCTTTTGAAAAAGAAGCTGGTAAATGGAAATCAACTGTTGTTCTACGAGAAACTATTGAAGGTACACAATCTGATCCTGCCAAAAGAGGATACTTTGGTGTGTCTGACTGGATTAAAGAAGTAGGTAAGAACAATCGTTGGGACTCTAGATACGGAACAGGTCCGCTAAACGCAGAAGCTAGAAAGATAGAAGCAAACCTTAAGGCAATGGAGAAAACTATTGCAAAGAGGGCAACTAACTTAGCTAAAACAAAAGCTGCTTTGGTTGAAAAAGAAATTAGAAGTCATAAGAAAAAGCTTGAAAGCGAGTTGAATAAACTAGTACAGGACACCAGAGCTAAAAAAGCTAGGCTAAAAAGAAACCCTGAACTAACATCGGAAATTGCCGCAGCTACAACAAGAAAACAACAAGTTGAATCAGAGCTTGGTTTTTTAACTAAAGAATTGGATCAACTAAAAGACCTACGCACGTCTAAAAATCCTAGTTGGTATTGGACGCTGACTTCTTCTTCTTTGTTAGGTAGTTTGACAGGAGCAGCTATTGGTGTTGCTACTGGCGGTGCAGTGGGTGTAGGTACAGGATTAATTGCTGCTCCAGTAGCAGGTACTATAATCGGTGCAAGGCTTGCAAGACCAGGAGTCCAAAGAGCTATCGCAGGACAAACACCTCAGCAACAAGCAGTTCAAAGGATGCTGCAGTCAGACTTGACAGGAGAAACTGCACGAATCTTAGGACAAGCAGGCGGTGTTACTGGTGCTAGAACAGGCATGTTAACAGAACAATAAAAAAGGGGTCATAAGACCCCTTAAGTAGCCGCAACTATGTTGCTTTACAACTCACAGTTATTACCAGTGCAGGCTAACTGTTGAGACCCTTCCGTCATGTCTGAGTCTTCTGAGATTGCCCAATCAATGGTCTCAGGAAACTCTTTCTTCAGCTTCTCATAGGTCTCTAAGTCTATGGGTTCATAAGGCGCTTGTTGGTACGTATGTTCGGAATAAGGGAGGAAACTAACTCCACTTATCTTGTCGAACTTGTTGTACAACCACTGACCTACTTCCAAGAACTCTTCGTCACGGTAGTAACAGGTCATAGACGGCTTATGTTCACACCAGTAGTCCTGGTAAATTTCCCATAGCTCAAGTTGTTCCATTGCTCCCATCTCAGACGCCACCACAGCGTTTTCAGGAGACTTTATTGGGAACGAGAATACCTTAGTACTAGGAGACATTACGTCGTCCTCTACGGGTATTCCTGCTCCTTCGAGTACTGTACACAGTGGGTCTCTTGCGTCTGCTCTGACTCGTCTAATGTACTGTTGTGCGTATCGTGGATGTATACCACTAGCAGAATCCACCAGTTGACTAACAGTACCAGAAGGCTTAACGGCGGTGATAGCGCAACTAGTATTAATAGCCAGTCGGTCAGCCCATGATTTATTCGTAGCGATAGCTTCTTCACGTAACTCAGTAAGCCATGTCTTGAGTACACCTTTGTCTCTCCTTCCCGACAACGTCGGATGATCCATGATGCCCGTCAAGCTAACACCAAGCAGTGCTTCCTCCTCTGTATTGTTCTTCCATACCTTACGTAAGTAACGGAAGTCAGTTAACGTAGCCTGTAAAGTTCCAAGGATAGTCGCAACACGAACTTTTCGTTTGAGGTCTGACAACGTATCGGTTGCCCTGACAACAACTTCCGATAGATTACAGAACTGGTAAGGTCGGAGGATAATTTCGCTACATGGATTAGTTCCAAAATCATAGGTAGCATCTCGTCGCTCGTTCTTTGCAGCTTGCTTTTGGCTTGCGACTCTAGAGAACATACCTCGTTCTCCTGAACGGGACTCGTATAAACTTTTCCATTCATCTAAAAATGCCTCAAAGTCTGGCTTCTCAGTATAACACGCTGAGTTGTTCGCTAGTCCTCGTTGTGGATTGTCTTGCCACCACTGACCTGACTTACACCGTCGTAGTCTATCGTCAGTGAGGTTACTGAGACTGATGAGAGCACTTCGCCTAACTCCGCCGACGACAACGATTTGTGCAATCTTACAGCAGATATCGTGACACTCGATTGAGGAAAGCTTACGTCCAGCAGACGCCCTAAAGACCTCTGTGGTAAATTTAAAGAGGTCAACAAGAGGCTCCGCACCAGACGCTCTACCTCCAAAGGTTTTAAGGGCTGACCCTGCAGGTCGTACTCCAGATACGTCCCACTTTGGAAGCTGACCTGAATACAACAGGCTAATAAGTTCTCTGTAGGCTTTAGCCCATCCAATTTTGCTGTCAGCGACGTGTATAACGGTATCCGTGTCATGAAAATCCTCTGCTACTTCTGGCAACTTAGAAATGTACTGTCGTTCAACACTAAAGCCGACACCTGTGCCGCACATAAGTACGTACATCATTTCGTCAAAAGCTTTAGGGTGGTCAATAGGTAAATAAGAGCAGTTAAAACCTGCTACGTTGTCACGGTCAAGAGCCTCACCTGCAGTCATCAAGGCTCTCATGCTAGGCATAACGTCTAGGTTGTGAATATCAGAAAAAATACCATTAGCTTCCTCAAGAGTAAGTCTGCCTTTTTCAACCCAGAAGTTGAGGTAACGGTCGATAGTTTCTTCCCAGGTTTCACGTCTTTGTTCGTCCGGTAGGTAACGGGCGTACCTGCTTTTGTGTATGTATTGTTGATAAGCGTCCAATTATGTCTCTCCTTTGTTTGTCCGTATACTTTGTCCAGTTAGTAATTTCTTCTTTAGTTCTACCGCAGCCTGTACATTGGTTGTCCACCAGCTTACAAAGCTGCACACAAGGACTATCCATTGACTTCCTTAATTAGTCGTTCAATGTACCAGCGACACTTACGTAAGTCCTCTACTGGCTTTCCTTTGTAGTCGTAGCGCCATAAGTACTTCAATGCGTTGCCCTTTAAGTAGCCTCTGAACTCGTGTTCAGGCATGGACGCCTTGATTGCTTCTATCGCTTCGACAGCACCTTTGTTGTAATGATCTGGTTTTTCTACAGGGTCTGCCTTTGGCTTCTTCAGTATAGAAATGCCGTCCCATTCTGCTGGAGTTGCGTCATCAATACTCATAAGTCTCTTCCTCTTTAAACTCTTCTTCAAAGAAGTCAAACCTGTTGATTAGTTTGTCTTCAAACCTGTCAAGCAACTGTTCAGAAGTAATCTCTAACGCTTCTAACAAGTCGTCAGGATCATACAGCTTCAGTAGCTTTTCCTTCATCTCCCCCAAAGTTAGTGACATAGTCAATTAACTCCTGCAACGTGTTCAACGTATACCATAGTATTCCCTCTTTGTCGCACCACTGTGACATTGTCATCTTGGCACCTTTTCTTATTTTTTTGTTGGGCTGCATAAGCACAAACACTAGTTGTTGTCCTGTAGGCAAGCTGTCTCTGATACTGGTGTACTTTTTGGTGTCTCCGTCTCTGAAGTACCCTTTACATTCAACAAGGGTACCAGAAGCATTGTGAACAAAGTCAGGACGATAAGAACGCTCAATAACGTATGGAACTGTGAACGGCTCATAGTCAAAACCCTTAAGTATCTTGCTGACATCTTCTTCAAACGTGCTTCTAAATGCTGATTTCTTGGACCTTCGGCTCATTGAACACCTCTACTAAATAGCGTGGTCCTGACGAATAAGCAAAGGCTCTTACGTTAGGCCAACAGTTTTTCTTATAGGAACAGTAGGAACAGCCAGTGTCCAACTTCATGTTACCGCTCTTGCCGTCTTCCTTTGGCTGATAGCAATGCTTTGGTGGCTCAGGTTGCTCCACCATTGCTTTGATGTGGTCAATACGTTCACCAATGTCATAACCGATCTTCTCATGGACAGGTGCTTGAGTGTCCTCATCGTCGTACATGAGGTACGTCAAGTGACCATTCTGCTTGTCCATCGCTAACCATCCGTACTTAGTTTGGCCTTCTGCTCTTGCATATCCCTTAATTTGAGAAACGTAGCCAAACGGGTCATCAAAAGCGAGACCTCCGTCTTTGAATTTTCTAAACCCATAAGTGGACACGCTTTTAACATCAGTGACAACGCCGTCAATTTTGCAGTCCATAGAGCCACTAATACCGTTAACTTCACACTTTTTCTGTTCATCCGTCACCTCGTGACCTGCTGCTCGTGTGAGGAAAAGTAACATCTCCTCAATCAAATGGCCGTACAGAAACTTAACGTACGTGTGACCCTGCATGTCGTCCATCTTTTCTACGTCATTCCAGACGTTCCAAAGGAAGCGGTCACTGCGTCCTATGTTGGACATGCGTAGCTTCCTTGAGTCGTCACGCTTTTGTGTAAACTCGTGGCGCATGAGACGCTTAACGCCCTCACCAAAGGCTTCGATACATTCCTCAATGTCTACGCCTTCAGGTACTTCCTTAGTCTCTACCAGGTCATAG